AAACGGCAGGAAACGCCCGGCCCGGCAGGGATCGGCAGGAAACGGCAGGAAACGCCCGGCCCGGCAGGGATCGGCAGGAAACGGCAGGAAATTACAATTTTTCTTGAAAAACGCGCAAAAACCTATTGACAAACGCGCATTATATAGTATAATAGTAAATGTAAAGGGGCACACGCCCAGCACACCACAACAAGCCAACAAGGCAGGAAGGAAGGGTACCACATGAAAACCCGCAAGAACTACAATGACCCCGAAAACATCCGGAAGATTCACGAAGCATTCATCACGGCCAGAAACGATCTTCACGACAACAAGCCCGGAACGGATATCGTATCAATTAGCCATGAAAATAGCAAAATGGGACCCGTTGCCAGTGTTTCGTTGCTTCCGTTCATTACATGCCCGCCGGAAGCGTGCAGGACGTGCGGCCGCGAATGCTACGCCGCGAAAATCGCGCTTCTACGCCCCAGCGTTATGCGCGCCTGGGCGCGAAACACGGCACTGGCATTCGATCGTCCGGACCTGTACTGGCCCCAGGTCAAAAAGGCCATAAGCGCCGTTAGATTCTTCCGGTTCCATGTGGGTGGAGATATCCCGTTAATGACGTATTTCCTGCAAATGATCGACGCAGCGATTGAAAACCCCAAAACGGATATACTATTCTTCACGAAACGATTTAACGCGGTTAATACCACACTGAACGCGGACCCGGACGCGATACCCGCAAACCTTCATCCGCTATTTAGCGAATGGGGTGACGAATTGAAGGCAGATAACCCGTACAACCTGCCGACAACAAACGTCTTCGGGAAGGGCCAGGACCCGGACCCCAGCTGGCTCCAATGCGGCGGTAACTGCTTTAATTGCGCGTGTCGCGGAGTCGGTTGCTGGGCCGCCCAGCCCGGGCAAACGATTGCATTTAGGAAGCATTAAGCCGAAACGCCCGGCCGCGGGCGTCCTGGCAGGACGGCAACCTGCCAGCCGATGATGGCAAGCCATGAAGGGGAAGGGAATATAATATGCAATCCTACCGCACGCCAGCCGGATCCGTCCCGGCAATCTACGCGGACATGCTACGCCAGCCGCACATGCTAATAGCTGGCGCGACGGGATCCGGAAAATCTGTAGCCATTTCGGGGATGATATCGACGGCGATTTACCATGGCCCCGGGCGCGCGCGATTCATACTAATCGATCCGAAGCGCGTAGAGCTTAAACGCTATGAGCGCCTGCCGCACACAATCACGCGCGCCAGTGATCCCGATGACATCATTAACGCGCTACAGCAGGCGCTAACCATCACAGAAAAGCGCTTCCAAGATATGGAGCGCCGCGACATACTCCAATATGATGGCCCGGATCTGTACGTGATCATTGATGAGCTGGCGGATCTAATGACAACCGACAAAAAGCGCGCCGCGCCGCTAATTCAGCGCCTGGGCCAAATCGGGCGCGCCGCGCGGGTACATCTGATTGCCGCGACGCAATGCCCGCTTGCGCAAGTCATCCCGACAGCCATCAAATGCAATCTTGACGCGCGCCTGGCGCTGCACACGCGAAACGCACAAGACAGCCGCAACATACTGGGGATCACCGGCGCGGAAACGCTGCCTCGCTATGGAGAAGGCATTTACATGAATGCTGAAGGATACAAGCGCGTAGAGCTTCCAATGATCCCTGCTAATGAGATTCAGCGCCTCATTCAGTGGTGGACCGGCCCGGCGTGCTGGGCGGTCTGATCCGGTTCTGGTTTGGTTCTTCTGGTTTGATTCTTCTGGTTTGGTTCTTCTGGTTTGGTTCTTCTGGTTTGGCTCTGATTTGGTTCTGGTTTGGAGGTGCTTTGCATGAGTCCCACACGCCGCGCCCGGCTGTCGGCCCCGTTCTGGTTTCGCGTGTTCTGCTTTGCACGCTGTGTTCTGCTTCCGGCCCTGGGCGATCTGTTCGCCGCGCTGCTACTGTTCTGTTTCGCGCTGATCCTGTTGCCGATTCTGATTTGATCGGAGGTGAAAACTAATGGAAGAACAAATCATCAGCGCCATTGAAGCGGCCTATATCCAGGTCATGGGCGCGGACAAGTGGAACGCCCTGACCGACCAGCAAAAGCACGACGTGGTCATGATCCTCGTAAAGGATCTGGCCGAAGCGCTTGACCGGCTCTGATTCCCGACATTCTGCTGTTGTGGTTTCTGTTGTGTTCTGATTCTATTATATAATGAAAGGGGTTTCTGCTATGTCAACTTCTGAAATCACCAAGACCGTCACCGACCTCCAGGAACTTAAGCGCATGCGTGAGGACCTCGACGCCGAGATCGCCGCCCTGGAAGACTCCATCAAAGCGCATATGGGCGATACCGAGACGCTCACCGCCGGACCGTACAAGGTCACCTGGAAGACCGTCACCAGCTCGCGTATCGACACCCGCGCCCTGAAGAGCGCGCTGCCGGACATCGCAGCGCAGTACACCATCACCAGCACCGCCCGCCGCTTCACCGTTGCGTGATCCGGCGGAGGTGCCCGCCATCCTGTTGTTGTGGTCCCTGTTGTAATCCGTTTCTGATTCTGCTATAATCTGATCATCATTTGAAGGAGGCTATCATAATGAAAGAGTCCATCATCATCGCCCGCACCGAGTTCACCGCCATCACCTACCGCATGGAAGGCGAGGACATGCCCGGCCTGCTGGTCCACGATCTGGCCGACACCAACCACGACGGCGACATGATCATCGGGAACGGTTGCACCCTGCCGGAGAACGAGACCGAGGCCGAGACCATCCTGGCGAACGAGACCGGCGAAACCTGCTTCCACCGCGACGGCGACGTGTATGTGATCGACTGATCACACCGCCCCGCCCAGCCGCCCGACAAGGGCGGTTATTTTTTCCACTGCTTTGCGTCAGACGCACGCAAACGCCCATACAGGCCCGTTTCTGCTTTATCCGTCAGGATATACGCCAGCACGTCAAAGGCGCTTATATGCCCGTTTCTGCTTTGCTGGTGCATTCTTCTGCTTTGCCCGCCCTGTTACCGTCACGGTCAGCCCGTTTCTGCCGTGGCTCCATCGTGCTGCCGACCTCCGAGCGCCGCAACCGTTTCTGATGTCATCGCACCAGCGGCCCAGAGTCGCCCGTATACGCCGGTTTCTGATTTGCCTATTCTGATACACACCCACGATAAAACGCGCCCTGTGGCCGTTTCTGGCCGCCTGGGCGCGTTCTGGTTTAGCCGTCCTCGTCCGGCAACGCTTCGATCATGCGAAGCTGTGCGCTGTCGTCGTTCAGATCCTGAAGCGGTGACGTGGGCGTAACGACATAGTTTTGTGTGTCGCGGTACTGGTAGTGGTTCTTGCCGATGAATATGCCCGAAGCAGGGTTGACGCGGCCATTCATCATGTAATCGACCCACTGTTCTTCCATTTGACTAATTGCACAATTTATTATGTCTCCAATTGTGCTTTTTGTATAATCACCACTACGCCATTTTGCGAGCGTGCCTCTGCTTACACCCAGCCAGTTAGCCATGCCGACGATGTTGGGCTTGCGGTCGTGATCGTAGCAGTACCCGAAGTAATCATAGATACGCTGTTCCACCTGCTTCGGATCTGACGTGTCGATCTTTGGCAGGTATCTGGATGCCATTGCGAATCTCAGATATCTGCTGTTGTCGCCTGGTTCCACGTTGTCACAGCCGAATCTGAGCGGATCAGGTCCGGGTTTTCTGGTTTCCGGTGAGCCGCCGTCAACGATCGCGACCTCACCGCCATCAAAATCCCACTTCTGCTGTTCTGGTTTGTCCTCGGGCGGCAGGGTCGTCCCTTTGTTTGGGTGTCCGCGCCGTCGTTTAAGCTCGAACTTCTCAGGGTGCTCCAGCCGTTCTGCTTCGAGCAGGTACCTCCGGCCGAGTTGCCGCAGCCGTTCTGCTTCGATCTTCTCCTCGGTCATCTCGCGGTGCATCTCTGCCTGAGGCTCAGACCCGACCAGCTCTTCTGCTTTGTCGTTCTGCTTCTGCATCCTGATGACATCTTCTGCTTTGATATCCTCACTCATAGAGCACGTCCTCCCTCCTGACATCCTTCTTCGCGATCAGCCCGCGCAGCACAGCGAGCGCATACTGTACGCGGTAGTCGATGCGCCAGACAGCCTCAGGTGCCATTTGCAGATCGTCGGCGAGGTGACCGACCACACCGTGACGGTCCTCGTGACGGGCATTATGCACCTGGTGCACGACGCGTCGTTCTGTTTT